AGTTCCGTCAGAATATATATTCATCCCTCCAGTTGTGTCTAGTTTTTGTCTAGTTTCTCTTTGTAACTTATGTATTTCTTGTATTGACTCTGGAAATCCAAGTCCACGAATCCATGTATATATCTCCATATAGTTTTCAAAATCTTCATCAACTAAAAAACGTAGATTTAAATCTTCAAACTCAATTTTGTCTCCTGGCGTTGGAATGTCTTTTAAATATGTTGGTTGATTTGCAACACCAAGAGTCATTCCAGGGATATTTGCTGAGTTACAAAAAAACGCAACTTTTGAACATCTTTCTAAAGTAAACTTAAATCCAGTGGGTTGCAGAAAGTTTCGATTTTGAATTTGTTTATCGTAAACTGATCTTGCCATTATTCAGAAATAATCATATTGAACCACTCTTCACTCATGCCATTAATAATATTATCTGCTGATTCTTTGTTGTTGGCATAACCCTCTGTAATAAGGTGATTAACTACCTTTTCGTAGTTTTTATATGCCTCTTGAGTTTCTCTTGGAGTAGGTTTCATAATACTACTTTTACTTTATTTGTATTTAGATAAAAAAAGAGGGTCCGAAGACCCTCTGAGATTTTGTGAGAATAACTCACATGAGGTTCTTAACAGCAACTCTTCTGTAGTAGCGGTTGCTATTAACTTGCAGACGACCCAGACCTTGAGTTGTACCTTCTGCGAAAGGATTAGAAACAAGACCATAACGGGTCTTGAAGCCGATCTTAGGCTGGAAGGAGTTCTCACCAACGGCGCGAACCATCTGGAGAGGAACGTATGGGCAATAGAACAGACCTGCATCATAGGGGGAAGTACCCTTATAACCAACAACATAATACTGATTACCTGGAGATGCATTAGCAGTAGTCAGGTTAGCAGCATATGGGTCGATATATACACGGAACTTGCCAAGGAGAGTACCAGCAAATGTGTTGCCAGTATCATCAACACTCAGATTTGAGTTCAGTGCAGGAGTGTAATCAAGAACACCAGCCATGGTCAGTGCAGAAGCAACGTCTGCAGAGCACATGATGATGTTGCCCTTTCCGCGACGAGTTCTCTGAGCGATTGCGTTCGCATCTCTTTCGATTTGGAACAGCAGACCCTTAAACTTCTCAACTGACCAACGACCATTGGAGTCAACGTCGAGGTCAAATATGCCAGCGGTAGCAGTATTTTGTACAGCACCTTGCTCAGCGACCTTGTAGATAGTTCTGATAACTTCACGGTTGATCTCAGCCAGAATCTCAGTGGAGAGAATATTGGCGAGTTCCGCTTCAGCGTTCAGACCATGGATCGCTTTCAGGTCTTGAGCAAGCTCAAGGCTGTATTCTGCTTTCAGAGCACGGCTCTTAGCAGTAACAGTTACCTTCTCGATGCTAAATGCCATCTGGTTGAAGGCATCATTACCAGTGCCATCAAGATTCTCAGCATCACCAGTTGCCATGCCTTGACCAACTCTGTAGTCGGTTGAGGATGCGGTGCCAACTGGGTTCAGAACTGCAGGGTTGGTGCCACTCTGAGCAGTTGTACCAAGACCAGCAGTAACGTCGGAGAAACCAGCGGTTTCGTCACGACCTTGGTCTTGACCAGAGAATGCACTGTCTACTTCGTCGAAGAAAGCTTCAGTACCACTCTGATTAATGTAGCGTGAACGCATTGCAAAGATGAGTCCAGTAGGACCACTCATTGGTTGAACGCCGGCGAGGTCATATGCGACCAGATTAGGCATTGCACGTCTGATCAGAGAGATCAAAACGGGATCAAAACCAGCGACAGGGCCAGCAGCAGTGGCACCGCTACCAAAAGCACCAGAAGCGCCGGCAGCGTTACCAGACATAGTTGGACCTTCATAAAGCATACCGCCTTGTTCGAAGGCATTTTGCTCACGAAGGAATTTTTCTTGGTTCTCTAGCAGGACAGCGGTTACTGCTCTACGATGGGAATCTTTGATTGAATCAAGACCCTCATAGTTGAGGAGAGGTGCCCACTTTTCCTGCAATTGTTCTGAATGAAACATTGCGGGTTACCTTTTTGAATGTTTGGGTTTGAATAATTATATAAAGTTCAACTATTTGCTAAAAGTAGATAGAGTCTTAAGGTATGCAGCCATTGAACCAGTGACTGATTCAGAAGCACTGTCTACACCTTCAGAGAGAGACTCTGTTTTAGCTTTTGGAGAAGTTTGCTTGGCGAAGAAATATGATTCCTTCAGCATCTCCAGTTTCTCACGATATTTTTCTTCACTTTCAAACTCTACACTTTCGGCAAGTGAAGCGAGCTTCTCTTTCTGAGTGGCAGCGAGGCCATCAGAAACTTGTTCAAAGATACCATCAGCAACCGACTCTGCGAGACGTTTGTTGAGGGAAATATTTTTTTCGATTTGCTCGTTGAGTTTTGTCTCCATTTCATCAAGTTTGTCTACCATGCTCTCAAGAACATCATATTTATCTTCAGGGATTGATACATAATGTGCTTCAAAAAGTTCTTTCATGCCTGAGATGAAACTCTCAGACATTTCAGTCTTGAGACCGTATTCGATTGCGAGAGCGTTCTCTTGGAACCACTCATCAGCAACATACTCAAGGTAGGAATCTACACGCTCAGAGAGTGCAGATTTGATTTCTTCAACTTCTTCAAGAAGTTGTTTTTCATACTGAGATTCCATTGCCTCCTTAACTTGGGCAACTTTTGATTTTACTGCAGTTTCAAAGATTGTTCTTGCTTTTTCTTTGAAATCCTCAGAGAGTTCTTCACCGTTGAGAAGAGCTTGAACATCTTCTTCGATGTCGATTTCTTCATCAATTTCTTGCTCTTCATCTTCGAGAGGGAACTCTTCCTCTTCTTCTACAAAAGTTTCATCAACAATTTCTTCGTCGATAACTTCTTCGTCGTCGAGATTTTCTTCTTCCTTCATAGCACCATCACCTTTAGCACCTTTGTTGACAACATCTCTTACTTGCTTCAGAGTTGCGCCAGGAGTTTTCAGTTTTGCTGAATCATCATCAGACTTATAGTTTTCAGGGGTAGGACCACCGAGATCCTCGATAGAACCTAGTTGGGTTCCTGGGTCAGTCATTTTAGGCATTGGATCCGCCGCTTGAGCTCCTGAGTTGACAGCGGTTTTGGATTGCTTAGTGCCATTCTCCATTTCTTGTAAATCTCCACGAGACATTTGAACTCTCCGATTAACTGTATAACTTTAATCTATATTTATTTATAAAATTACAGATTTGCTAAAAACTCTTGAAAAAGATTTAGTTTCTGTTCATCAAGTATTTTTTGATCCACGAGTGTGTTGATTTTTTTACGAGTATTAGTAGCATATTTCTCACGAAGAATACTACCTTCCCAAATCCACTCTTTACCTTCCATGATTCCTTCAACAAAAGCATCAGGAGCAGAGGGATCAGCAACAATGTCAGCAGCAGTAGCTAACATAAAATCATCACCAACAACATTGATTCCCTCTTTATTTAAAACGAGTGAACCAATACCACGAGAAGAAACTCCTAGTTTTACACCTTCACTAATCAAAGATTCAGCGATTTTCCCCATAGGAGTGCTAAGAATTTTTGCCTTACCTATGAAGTTAGACCCACTTTCTTTTAAAGAAACAATCTTATGCGAAACTCTATCAAGATTAACTGTTGGACCATCTGGATGACCAAGTTCTCCAAGTGCTCTTCCAGCAATAACATTATTTTCATTATATCGAATAACTTCACGACGAAGAGTTTCCATCGGATACATTCTTCCATTACGATTTTTAATATCACCTTGAAGAAATACCCCTTCGATATATAGTGATTTTTTACCGTTTTTATTTTCAACGATAAACTCTACTGATTCGATCTCTTCTCTGATTAGCTTCATCATGCCGTCCCTGAAATTTGAACTTGTTGTAAGTGGAGCACACCTGTTCCAGTATCTGTTCTTGCAGCAATTTTAAGTGAGTTTCTTAAAGTTGCATCTGGTGAGAAAAATGCAGTTACAATACCACTAGTATTAGTCCCAATTGAACACCTTGTTTGATGATATCCGTTAATATCAGATGATACATCAACAGCGGTAACTGGTTGATGAGTAAAGTCATAATAACTTTGTCCGCTTGCAGTTAAAGTAACATGATCACCAACACCAAATGGACATTGAGTTCCTTCAGCAAAAATAATGGTGGTTGTTGTTCCAGTGATCACACCAACAACTCTATTTGATGCTTTAGTCACAGCAAGAGTTTCTGCAATCCCATTTGCAATATAATAATTAGCAGTTGTTGCTGTTGGTTCAGTTCCAATTGCAACATGAGCTCCTGCTCCAATAGCAACAACTCTTATAACATCTGATTGAACAGAAAATGATGAAGATTTTGCAGAAGTTGTAGTAATTGCTATTGAAGATGCAGTGCCAACTGGTCTATGTGCCATTATAGTTAAAAGTTCATTTACTAGTTATTTATAAATACCACTTATTCTTCAGTTTCTTCTTCAGTGTCATCTACCTCAGGATTTTCAAACATATCGTTTGCAACTTCCTGACGAAAAAAATCCACTCTTTCTGCTGCTTTTACAAAAAGAAGATTTTTAATTTCGTCACTAATTTGAGATGGTGACTCATCATCCACCACCATATCTAAAAAATCATTCATTGCCATAAAAATATAACACCTTTATATTTATTAGATTTCTCCACCTTTAGGTAATTCAGGTGCTGCAGTTACTGATCCCTGAGATTCAAGATCTGGTTCATTTATTGGAGCACCTAAATTTGCTCCACTTAAAGGAGCACCTGTTTCTGAGTCAATCGGAACATTTGGATCTGGAATAAGTCCTGCTTTGATTTCTTTTTTAATCAAAGTATCTTGCTCAAGAATCTCACCGTCAGTTTGACGTAAGATTTTACGACGAAGATAATCTTGTGAGTAGTATTTTCCAACATATGGTTCAGCAGTTGAAACAAGATTTAATCTTTCAGTGAGTAGTTCTGCTTCTTTAAGTTCAGAAAAATGATTATCATATAAAAAGTCATATTGAATATGTTCACTCATGAGTTCCCAATCCTCAGGGGTGACAATATTTTTAAGTATAAGTTGAGTTCTTAACATGTCATGAAACATGTTTGAAAATCTTTTTCTTAAACGTCCAACAAACTTGGTGAACTTAAGTTCATCTCTTAGAATCTCTGATGAGCGACCAAGATTAAATCCACCCTCGCCATCCATTCTTGAAGGGGGAACGTTTAAAGCACGAAAAAGTTTTTTCTTAAAATATTCAATATCTGTAATTTCTCCAAGATTTTGTCCACCAGGAAGAGTTGAAATTTCAGTACCACGACCTCCTTCTCTTCTTGGAAGCCAGAAGTCTTCAAGCATCGCCATATATTTTTTATCATCACGAATTTCACCCGTGTTTGCATCATATACAAGTTTATTACGATAGCGCATCATAACATCACGAAGATATTGTTCTGCCTTTACTTTTGGAAGATTACCTACATCAATATAAAAGATTCTTCTCTCCGGAGCACGAGACAATCTGTAAATAACAAGAGAGTCTTCAATCATTCTTAGTTGATTGACTGCTTTGATTGATTTATGCAGATAAGAAAGTGTTGTGCCTTTTGTTCTATCTACAAGACCTGAAGTGCAATACGTAATAGCATCTTTTGCAAGTCTTATGCCTTTATCTGCACTAACTGCGGTAGGATTTCCAATAGGATAAGATGCTTTTGGCGTGTAAACAAAATACTCTTCAATCTCTGGAAAAGCATATTCCAAAGGATTTTGATTTGCAACAGATGATAAACGACGTTGATTATCTTCTGATTTAGTTTTATTTTCACGAACATAGCGCATTTTTATTGCGTCAATATATCTTAATTCTTGAATTCCTTCTTCAGGTTTATTTAAATCAATAACTTTATGATAATATAATCTACCATCAATATACCAATTACGATATATTTCATGGCATTTTTTATCAAAATCTAATAAATCTAAAATATATTTAAACTCTTGTCTTATTCTTTTTTTAATACCATCACTTGCATTCAAATTAGATAACTCAATTTGAATGGGAGAATCGTTTGAATCAGAAACAATCGCTTCATTTACAATGTCTTCAATGGCACTATCGACTTCTGGATGAAGTGCCATTTCACGATATCTTTTAATAAGATCAAACTCAGTTCTATAAACACCTTCAATATCAACATATGAACCAAAAAACCCACTGCTTAAATAATGATCAACCCCGTCCTCATTATTAGGAGGAACGGGGGAAAGTGTAGTAGGAGATTTTGGTTCGTTATCCTCAATAGAGAAACCAAATAGTTTTGCCATTATAAGTTAAATGTAGCTTTATACTATTTAGTTACTCTATGATTCGCCTATTACGAAACAACAGAACCCTTTTGATCACCAGAGGTTGTTTCAGATCCACTTGCTGCTTCCATACTTCCACCGATAGTGAAGTAGTTAACTTGGAACTCAACAGTGAACTCTTCAATGGTATCACCAGTATCATAAGAAAGATCAATCTGAGAAATCTGAGTTGGAAAAATGTCTTTAAATGTATAAGTTCTTAGAGCAGTTTGATCTGCAGTGGACGCATTATTTTGAGTTGCCTCTTTAAGAACTCCTCTTCCAAGTTGAGATACGTGAGCATCACACATATAGGATGCAGGATTAGTTGCACCTGAGTTATTAGTGAGTTTGTTTATTGCATTCATCCAATACTCAAACTGAGTTCTGAGAAGAAAATCTTCATCGTTAATGATAGTTACAGTCCAAGTATCAAATGTACGATCACCAGCAACTTTCAGAATACGACCTCTGAAAGGAACATCGATAACTCCGTTGTTTGATGCAGGTAGATTAGCTGCTTTGCACAAAAATCTAAAATCTGTTTGCTCCTCAGAACTCCACGCAGCTCCAGCAGCAGCTGCTGCTGTGGGAAATGTTGGAATATGAACCTCAAAAAGATTTGGGCGAGCACCACCACCTGCGAGTCTAGTTTTAAATTGAGAGATGGTTTTTAAGTTTGCCATTGTTGTTTTTCTCCGTTAAGTAGATTTGAATAAGGATCAAACTCGACCTGCAACTTCTTCAAAGCTGACACCAGTTCTGGTGGCAACAAAAGTAAGTGTAACAAAGTTAATCGACCTAGCAGGCTTCAAGAAAATGTCTGCTCTAAACTCATTATTATCAATAATATCTGGAGTATTATTTGTTTCATCACAAACAACTAAGAAATCAAATAGACCTCTTTTCGCTTGAATATCACGGAGGAATGGAGAAACA